TTATTTTTTTTTTTATTATATTATAAAAAAAAATAAATAATATTAAAATTTTTTTTTTATTTTATGAGGAGACGGCTTTTTTTTTTTTTTTTTTTTTTTTTTCTCCTTAACACCTCAACCTAAGAATCAGTAGACCCCATATCAGTAGAGGCGAAGTACACTTTTTTATTTTTCCACTTTAAAAATCATCATCAACAGAAAACATGGACATTTCCTCATTAGGAAAATTTCGCAATGACCATTTTTCCCTATCAACTTGATTTTTTTTTACCAATGTGGCTAATTTCGGGAACCCATTCCTCAATTCTTCTAGCGACATTTTCCCTTTCCGGAGGTACTGAGACAAATCTCCGCCCCTCTTAGCCTGAAAGTGCCTAAATAAGACTTCATTCACATCAGTCACTTTAACCTTAATATAACTAAAGCCCAGCATAAACACATCACGCAGGTAGTTATAGGAATCAAGATTCGCCGCATACGAATCATAGGCCATTCCCATTGCAGATAGCATAACATCCATAAAATTTCGACACGGGTCTGGTTCCCGTCCATACACAAGGCGATAAGAATAGTCAGAAATTGGCCTCCATGCTAGTAATTTAGGCTGTTTCTCTCCTTTCCACGGATTGAGAACCAATCGTCGATGTAAAAAAGAACATCCATCTTCTATCACAGAACCACTCTCCGAAACAATCGACAACAGGGGCTTATCGATCTTAATATCCTTAAAGTGCATATCGAAAAACTGTCGTGCCCATGCTATATAACGCGCAAAGCCAAAAGTCTCTTCTAATACCCTAGGACATCGATGTATGAGATCATCTCCATAAACTATCATAATCAACTGCATATGTAGTAAAGCCTCCGTTGCGGCCATAGCTACTTCTGCGTCAATTATGCGCGATATCTCATAACAGCACCATAAACAAAATAATAACAAAGATACCCAAGAATCCGCATGTGAAGTCACCACCGATCCCGAAGGTACACCTCCATGAACGACCACCCATACCCCGGCATAAACATGTGTTATCCTCGTTATTAACCAGTCAAAGATCGTCTTTAACATTTTCTTATAAATTGGCCACGCTCGACTTTTTCTATTATAATAAATCCCGCCATGTGCTACAAAAAATTCCAGCAATACCCTATGTAGTGACTGATCACAATTTATCAAATCACCCATCGAATATACGGCCGCTGTCGGGTCCTGCCAGTCATAGTGTAACAACTCCGCTATACGATCTGCCCCGCCATACGACCATGTGTGGCCTATACAAATATAGCCACGCTCTAAATTCTGTCGCAAGGTAAACAAAACTCGTTCCGTAAGAGACTCCTCATCACTCGGGATCACAAAGAAACGAAATTTGTCTGCATACTTCTGGTAATCCTCTAATAGATATTTCTCATATTTTCCATAAGTCTCATCCTTTCCCTTCATTACCCATGCCTTATTACGAAGCACTGGCACCCCATATGATGACTCACGGAACATGCGATTAACATTCTTCACGGCTCGTTC